CTCCTTAGCAGCCTCCTTCTTACCCTGATATGTATAGGCCAATCCCCTCTCAACCTCAATATCTACTCTATAATCACGCTTGATTGGTATTGCATTTAAGGGTTCTGTGTCAATTTTTAGATCCTGTCGCTTTTCCATAGCAGAAGCTCCTATAATGTCAAAGTATTGTGGCTCGCCCTTCTCCATGTAGTAGACGGTTTTAGGGGTTACGAAGTAATCATCGGCATAATCAAGCATCTTCTCGGCTGTTCTTTTAGCAACTCCTTTTACTCTATCTAGAAGTATCGTAAGATTAGCAAATTCACTCTCTTTCAAGGTTTCAATGGCCGCATTAGCCTTGACTCCTGATGGCAGCTTGCCTAATGCAGTTGTGGTTACTCCCTGTTCTTCGACTAAACTCTCAAGCAAATTCATAAAATTGAAGACAAAAGGAGGAATTGAAGCTATCGGATTTTGAGTAGGAGGAACTGTATTGTATTTGAATATCTGGCCGCCTGCCGTATTGTCTGGTTCGGTTGGTTCTCCTGACTTAACGCTCCAAGAACCAGTAACCATTGTATGTAAGTACCTTTCAACTCTTGATACAACTAAATCTAGCGACTTATTTTGTGGAATGAAGCGTTCAATAAGAGGAACTTGATAAAGCGAACCCGGTTCAAATCGAAGATCAACAATCGGATAACCAGGGAGGTTTAAATATTTATCGCTTAAGGTGATATTGCCTGCAACAAATGTCTGACGAATGACTGGATCGCCCTTTTTCTTTCGCTTTAATATTTCTCCGCCATCTTTCTGCAATCTAATACGTGGCATATTGCTATCATTTAAGTATTCTTTAATAAACGCTTCCTTCTCAAGAACCGTTGCGGCCTGATCCATTCCCGCCCTATCTCCGTGCCTAGCTCTTTCATAAGCCTCCTTGATATCAGAGGAGGCATGCCTGTTGTCTGGGTGGATTTGCAAGACCTGTTCCAGTGGATACCTTTCGTCAGCTTTGATGTCTGCGATTGTTCTTGGTCTGGTTTTAATAAGAAATGGGGCGTCTTCAAGTTCATTAATCGAACCTATTGTATATATATCAAAAGCATCCAACACCATCATTTTTAAGCTCTCATCAATATTATCCGGCCAGATTTGAAGGTAAGATATACCATGCTTGGCAGTTAGAATAATCATAAAAGCCAGCTTCTCCGAAAACTCAAGCTTTTTAAACTCTTCCTCTATCCAGTGTCCTGATCCTTGAGCTATTCTTTTGGACTCTTTCTGTGCTTCTAAAAACTCTGGATTCTGTTGCATTATAGGTTGTCCTGTTTCTGGATCTTGAACTTGAACTGGGGGATACTGTGAGGGAGATATGCGTTCTGGATATACGATAGGCACAAACTTTTGGGCTGCGGCAAGATTTGCAACCCCCCTGATCTGCCTGCTGGCTTTGGGAATTGAGCGCATTGGCGCCCAGATGGTCGAGGCTCTTGACAGATCAACAATCTTATTCTCCGTTCTTGACATATAACGGAAGTGATACCCGTCATCAAAGAAGTTATTGTCATACCAGCGTCTCTCAAAAGGAAAACGTTGGTTTTTAACCATTGACATCATATCGTCAACCGCCTGTCCCATCTGTCTAGTTGTTAAAGTGTCTGTTGAGTAATCCATATCATGCTACTTCCTTTTTAATCATCTCTGCAAACTTCTTATCATCCAGCTCCGACTCTGGTATAAACTCTGGTTCTGCCTTTTTAGGAGTTTCGATTGGCTTAACTTTATCTGCTAACTCCAAATCCCTAAATTGTTCTGGAGTTTTAGCTAATAGAGCATTTATAAGCTTTGATCGTTCCTTCTTGTTCTCATACTTCTCGTAAAGAATAACACTAATTAAAGCAAATATTATTGATCCGAATATTATTTCTGTCATTTAATTAACCCTATCATTTTTAACAACTCCATAGCCGATCTAAGATTCTCTGGAGTATCTTTTCCTTTTTCGATAAGTTTCGCTATATTTGAAAGGGAAGACCAATCTTGTATTGTATTTCCTCCTCTTATTACTCCTTCCCTGATATATCCAAGATTTTTTGGGTTAAGAAGTCTTGCTATTTTATCTCTTTGTCCATAAAGCGCTTCATTAGCAAGACTTGTTTTTGGCATTGTCATACCTCCCGTAACCATCTTCATCGCTAAATCCATTCCCTCTTGTCGTCCTTGTGGCGTCATCATTTGTTGTCCCATTTGATCTATGTTTCCCATTAATTGATCTCTCTTCTGTTTAAGTATTTGTAATGCCTGTTGTAATTGTAGATTCATATTTATTGAACAAAGAATCTGGATTTCCAATACTTATCGAATGGATTTGCGATTTTATACCACTCCGGCATATATACCTGACTATCAAGATTCTCGAAGAACTTATATTTCCTCTTAATGAATTTAAACTTTACTAGCACTCCTTCAAACACATAGCTAAATCCGTTATCCACAAACTGTCCCCCTTTTACCCACTCTTTTAAAGTTGACATGACCTCTGGCGTTAGATAGCGTTTCTCAATACCAAACTCCAATTTATTGCAATCAAGCCCTCTTCTCTCCTTGATACATCTGGCAGCATCACCTAATACAATAAAGTTCATATCCAATAAACACCTCTGCATCAAGTCAAATGCGTCAAGAAGTGCCTTGTCTAACTTTTCTTGCCAAGCGCCTTTTGAAATTTCACGCTCCCCACTCAACCCATTCACCTGTGGGGATTTCAATACCTTGATCAATCTCCCTCTCTTTAAGTTGCCTTTCATAACTTAATCTAATCCTAGTTTTAGGAATAACTTGTAATACTTTCTCTTTAACATTAAGTCGCCAAACTGCCAGAGCGTGTGCAATCACAATATCATCGTAAAAACCAACTGGTGCCTCGTAACGCACTCTGTCTGTCGTCTCTGAAATATCATAGGTGAAATTGCTCAATTCAACTTTAGTCTCTTGGATAGGTAATAAATGAACTCGTTTAAGCTCTATCCAATTTACCAACTTCTCGATTAACTGCCTCTTCTGATCATTTGTGAACTTTATGGGATCAACTGGTATTCCCATCCTTGCCAGATCGTCAACAATCGGATCGCCTAAACCTGTAGCATCAATGACAACCGATGCAGGATTAGACCTAGGAGATGATCCATCGTTAAAATGCCTCGCTGTCTCGGCAATCCTTGCCTTTTGCATGCCCCAATCTATTTTGTTAAACCTTGCCTGATATACCTGTTTATTGTTAAACGTATCGTAAACCGCTAAGACTGTAAAATCCTCAACTTTAGCCAAATCAACTCCTATGATGTATCTATGCCCTATAATTGGCTTATTAGGTATGGCATCCATTATTGAGAGAAAATCCCTAAAAACTACGCCTGTATCCTCTAAGAACTTTGCGTATATCTCCTGTTCAATTACCTGTTCAGGCATTGAGGCCATATCCTCTCTTATCGCCTGATGTATGTGTTCAAACGGGCTATCGAACGAAGTGAAGTGAAACGCTTGATAGCTCTTTTGCGTTTGATCTAGCCCCCTTTGGTAAAGCTGGTAGAACTTACCCTTGCCTTTTGGTGTGCCTCCTATCACAACCTTGACATTCGGATAGTCCCAGAACATCGGCCTTATCGCATTATCCCACAGGTATTCGTTTTTCAAAATTATTCCAGCTTCGTTTAGGAAAGCCTTATCATAACCAAATCCCTCCATTGTCTCTGGTGTATCGGCTGACCTGAAATCAATATATGCGCCATTTATCACAATCATCTTGGCCTGCTTTCGCCAATTCCAGACTCTTTTTGGCAGTTTGTTAAGGTGCGGAATAAAATAACGCTCTATATATTTGTCTATGTTTGAGTTGACTGTATCTACCCATAATCCTTTGCTGAATTTCTTCTCTATGGCGCATTTGATGAAATCGTTGGCTGCGCCTTTGGTTAATCCAAATCGTCTTCCTTTAACAGCTATTGCATATTTAGACTGACTGTCAAATATGCTCTGTTGCTTCGGGAAGTTCTTTATCGTTAAATCTATTGCCATTTTCTGATATTATTCTAATTTCTATCGGTTCATTATTTTCCCCACCGACAAACATTTTTCTTTCGGTTTCAACCATATTATGGTTTGCTTTCAAGATAAATATTGCCATTGCATTGTTGACTTCTTTGCCTCCGTAAAGCCCGTCATCCATTAGTTGTTCTTTCTGCACTTCTTTGATTTTACTGATTGCTTTTTTTATTGCTCCGAAGTTATCTGTCTTTTCTTCCCAATCTTTTTTTAACCATAAATTAACAGTATCTTCATTTGCCCCAATATATTCTCGACAGAATTGACTTATCTTTGGAAGCTTGGTTTGCTCCCTTCCACAAGTTGCAAGATACTCATTTGCTAAGTTTTCGTAGTTTTTGCTTGGATCGTAAAGTTTGCCTGACATAAAAAAAAACACCTATCCGGTGTCCTATAAATTACACGTTGTTTGAACAAATATATCTTATACCTTATTTTTCTCTTTGTCAATATA